ATATTTATTTTTGATCTATTCTCTAGATAGCGAAATACTGAATCATCAGTAGGCGATTTAGCAACTTGCGAAAGGTATACGAAGAATGGCGATTCTTCTGGAGCCAATTCAGCAACTCGATCACTAAAATCGTATAACCGTCTTCTATCTGGAGCTTGTCCTACACCAGCACTAGTGGCTGCAGCAGTAATATCGCTAGAGAGTTTTATCCCTTTTGTAACAGACATTTTTAATGTTCTCCATTATTCATTTATTTTAAAGTAATCTTCCAGCATTGCCAGCTTTTAAGATTCTATCCCAAGAAACATCTAACTCGCTTTTTACGTTAGGTTCTCCACCTTGTAAAACACCAGCAGATCTTGGCATAGCTTGAGTATCGGCTACAGCTTGTATGTTTTCTGATGAGGGAGCATTTTCTCCTTTATTATAAAATTGTCTATAAACATTAATAAGAAAATCAACTGGTAGCTGATCTCTTGGTGTCATAGCAAAATTAATAAAGTCATCTATTTCCTTATCATCGTTCATACCATACTTGCCTTTTAACTCAGTCTTAAGATTTTGCATAGCAACTTGACTTTGGATTCCAGCCATTTGTTCAGAAACAGCTTCATTAACCAAAGCCTTTTCCTTCTCTACACGTAACTTGTACGATGGAGAGTCAGGTTTGTAATAGGCTTCCCATGGGTCAAATGAATTTTCATCTACAATATTATCTTGAGATTTAGTTTCATTATTTTGTGTAGGCTTTCCTTCGAGTTGCTGTTGTAATGCTTGAACCACATCTGGTCTAGATTCTAAAACAGATTGTAATTGCTGCAAAGGTTGAATCTGAGAGCTTAACGCATCAAACTCAGCTTTTTGCTTATCATACATAGATTGAAACTTTCTACTTTCTTGTTCCCAATCAGTAGCATAATCAATCTGCTCTTCATTTCCTTCAGCAGTTATTTCGCTTGGAGTCCTATATTGTTCTTGCTTTGACTCTTCAGCTACTTGTTCTTGTGGTTCATTAGATACAACTTCAACATCTGGCATAGTAACATCCAAACCTTTTCTGTCTTGTACTAATTTATCCTCGTAAGTATTTCCTACTTTTTCTGTTGTTTGGTTTTCCA